ATGCGAATGGAGCATCTTTTTTCTTTGCTGGCAATTTCGGAGATGTTGAAGAGTTGGTGAAACTCTATGCGGATGGCAATTACACTCCACCAGAGGCAACTGACATTTGCGCTTTCATGGTAGAAGGGAGCGACGTTTTTTACACAGGTTATTGCGATAAAGAATTCTGGAAAGAGCCGGTGGACGACTACGATGCAATAGGATCCGGGCGATGCCATGCGATAACTGCGCTGGATTTAGGATGCACTCCCGTGGAGGCTATAAAAATGGCCATGAAACGAGATGCAGGCACAGGTGGCCGGGTGCGTACTTTCAAGGTCAAGAAATGAAACTAACCCGCTTTGCTTACTTCAAAGACAGAACCATTGGGAGATTAGAGTGCGATGGAAAATCATGGTGGACTCTTGAACGCGGTTGGCTTGCAAACAAGACGTTTGTTTCTTGTGTGCCAGAGGGTGAGTACCGGCTTGAGCGCTACAACTCTCCTAAGTTTGGTAAGCAAAGCTGGTCGCTTCAGGGAGCGCCTGGGCGTACTTTTATCCTGTTTCATGCTGCAAATCGCCCGAGCGAGCTTGAGGGCTGCATTGCCCTTGGCAACGGACTCACTGCAAACCTACTCGGAATTACGCAGAGCGCAGCGGCTATTGGAGAGTTCTATGAAGCTACAGCAGGCGAAGCTGAAAGGCTTATCCGAATCGTAAGAGGCGAAGCATGGGTTTTCTAATTTGGCTGGGATGTGTACTGGTTGGTTTGGTGATGTTTGGGTTGATTCTGTTCGTCTTTGCTTGGGTGCCTCACTATCTAGAGTATGGCGACGAATACAAAGGGAATCTGTTTACAGGTTGGTTTCGAGGTTTCAAGTGAGCAGGAAAAGCCGCAAATTCAAGGGTCTTGGAGCCGGGAAAGGCATCGGTATGAAGAAGCACGCTAAGAGTGGGAACAACCAGATCAGTCCGAAACTGCGCCACAAGATGAAACGAGAGGCTGAGGCCAACGAACAGAAAGCAAGCGAGCCGTTGCCGTACACCAGTATTGCTGAGGCGTTAGCGGATCGTAAGAGGTGAAGCATGGAGTTAAACAGCTCTGAAGGCAGAGATTATGTTAGTGAAGTTTTCGGGATGCTTCGAAAACCCAGATCGATTTGCATTTGTGATGATTGTAGGCCGTCCCGCCAAGCCCCTGATGACTTAATGGGCTATCTTCAATGTGCAAACTGTTACGGATGGGTTTCTCAAGAACGCATTTTCAATGACAACCTGGCTATCTATCCTTTGCCGGTAGGAGAGTAAACTGGAACAAACAACGATAAGCAGTGATAGGAACAAAATGACAGACATAGAACAAGAACAACGACGCGACCGCCAAACCGGGTTACTTGGGGCAGCCTATTTCATTCTGTTTCTCGGACTATTCACCGGCTTTCTCTCTTTTCTCTCCCTTCACCAACACGATCTGATTGTTACATTCAGCACCCCGATTATTTTTCTAATTTGGATTGGGGCCATATTTGCAGCTTTGAAAACCATGAAATGAGCCCGAATGCAAAAGCTAACCATTCCTCAAGAAAACATTTATGACTTCATCTGTGATTACTGGATAGAACACGGACGCTCTCCCACCACTCAAGAGATTGCAGATGAATTCAACATGTATCCGAACGGGGCAACCGAACACGTGAAGGCTTTAAAGCGAAAAGGATATCTCGAGAATATCACCGGGACTCGTTGCTTGCTTCCCATCGGACTTAAAGCCCACATCGCAGAATTCCAATTTGTTTCATGTGAATCCTGATTAAAAAAACAGTGTAGATAAAACTATCTACCCCTCGAAATTTGGCCCCCTATAATAATTAACCACGTTTAACTTTAGCGTGGTCCCTCCATGCACGGTCAAGCAATCACTGAATAAGGTAGCGCGCCCTAGGTTTGCGTGAACATTCCCAGGACGCTAACCACATCCACCATTAGGAGTGGTCGATATGGCTGAAAGCATATTAGCACGTGGTACGTGCGATGGATGATCTAGAAAACGATGATCTAGAAAACAGGGTGCAGAACTTGGAAGGTCTTATCGAAACCATAGAGTCCGACTTATCCCAACTTAAAGCCTACGCCTTGACGAAAGAAGACGTCAAGCAAGCTGCCCGCGAAGCGCATGAAGAAAAGGTGAATGAGGACGTGGCTGCAGCCGCAAAGCGCATTTTTTGGACATTTATTATGGCTCTCTTCGCCGCCCTTGGAACTCTGGCTGCTGGTATGTGGGGAGGTAATGGGTCCAACTAATGTTTGAAAAAGGCAACGAATACTACAAGCGTCGTCTCACAAACGGCGCACCTCGCAAGTATGAAACTCCATCAGATTTGGCTGAGGCTTGCGCGAGTTACCTCGAATGGGTAGCAGCTAACCCAGTACAAGGCGACAAAATGCGTGCAATGACCATCGTAGGTCTTTGTATTCATTTAGAAATTTCTAAAGAAACTTGGTATGCCTGGAAGGAAAGCCGCCCAGACTTATCTGACATCATGAACACCATTGAAGGCGTCATCTACGAACAGAAGTTTACAGGTGCCGCAGCAGGCGTTCTGAACCATCACATCATCGCTCGGGAGCTCGGCCTCGTAGACAAGAAATCTAACGAACACAGCGGTTCTGTGGCGCTTTCGGACCAAAGCGATGAATCCATTAATGACGCAATCAGAAGGCTTATGAGCCAGATGTCACCAGAAGAAATCAGGGATTTGATCAACGAATAGGAAAAGCTATGGCAGCGAAGAAGAAACCAAAGATCAAGATTAAGAAAAGCGAGGAAGGCTCGTTACGTCGCATCGCTCAACGTGACGGGGGCATGAAGAAAAATGGAGAGATTTCTCGTTCTTGGATGCGCAAGAAGATGAGCGATCCAAAGACCAAACCGAGCACGAAGAAGAAGATCAACTTTGCGCTGAATTTTGGGAAGGGGAAATAGAATGGACTTTGTTTTTGTTATCGCAGTTCTCCTTTTGTTTGTGGTACTGGCTAACCGTCCCTATTTCTCGATAAAGCCCGCAAAACCAAGAATTAGGGCAATCGGCAATTGGCCCGCATCGGACACCCTTGGTTTTTCATGGGTGTGCGCTACACCTGACACAAACGGGTATGGATATACCATGGAGCAGTCCTATCAAGACTGGAAAGAAGGAGGAATTAGAAGCAGGACTATGCGTGAGCCTCTCCTTGAATGCCTGAGGCGCCAGCAACTGAATGAACTCAACCCACCTCAACTAAAAGACTTGCGGGCCCAGAGTCAATCTATTTATGAATCATTACCACGCTTTGAAACTGCCCAGCGCTTACCTTCAACCTAGAGGATACTGAATGCCACTTTACAAAGGAACATCCAACAAAACGCGCCAAAAGAACATCGACAAGATGATTGACGAAGGCTATCCAGCCAAACAAGCCGTAGCCGCAGCGTACAACCAGCAGGGGCGAAGTAAGGAATCGGCTGGCATGAAACGCACCATGAAGAAAAAAGACGGCGGCAAGCACAAGAATCGTAAAGCGAAACGCATGGGGTAAATGATGGCCAATCCACAAAACTACGGTGATCTCGGGCTACCGATAGACACGCTGCCAGTCAGGAGTACTGACTTTCAGGAAGAGATCGCGCTTGGGGTGCGTAGGGGGATAGAGGCATATCCCGAGTTCGCTTACATTGAAGGGCTTCTTCCGATTGACAATGAAGTAATTGTTTCGCCCAATAAGCTGGCGGTTGGAAGCCTGTTTATTCCCACTGTTGCAACTGACATCGAGATTACTTTCGACCCCTTGCAAGACGGTCTCGGCCAGACGGGCGCAACAGTCCTCTCCTTTTTCCATATCGATGGAGATGCGTCTTCGAACACGGTTGGAAGAAACGTTCGTCAGGATGTGACGTTAGATGGAACTGGCCTGCAAACCTTCGCCCTGCAAACCATGGGCATCAATCGTGTGGTGGTGACGGCCAATGGTGGCGCTGGATTCAACAACGCTGCGATTGACATCAAGTCGTCTCCGGGTGGGGATGACATGGCTTTCATCCCGGCCCAAGCATCAGTGACTCAAAAAGCTATTGTGCACGTTCCTATGGAGACCGGGAGCGCAGGTATCTTAAAGTTTGTGAAAAACTCCGCCATTCGAGACTCTGGATTTCTTGATTCAAAGACTCGATTTAGAGGCTACGTCTACAGCCGCATCACTGACACCACCTATGATGTATTCCGCGTGTCCATCGATAGCGGTTCTCAGAGTGCCTTTGAATACGACAATACACTTGGCTTTAGGCTTGAATCTGGAGACGTGTTTTACATCACGGCTGAATTGATTACAGGTACTAACACGGATCTGACAGCCAACATGGGCATCAACTTTTACAATCCTGTGGGTTAATAGATGCTGGCCCACGCGCAGAAATTGGAATTACACGCGCTCCTTGAGGAGAAGGAGCGAAGAAGCAGATCGAGCACGTGCATTGGCTTTGTTCATCCAGAAGATGGCCACACGCACTCTCTCGCTCGCTCTGGAGAGAAATGGGTAGAGACGACTCACACCCCGGATGTTTATCTTCCTGCCAAGCTTGAGCCCATCCTAACGCGTCCGAAGCGGTTTATGGTACTCATTGGGGGAAGGGGGTCCGGTAAGTCTTTGGGCATCGGCGATATCCGGCTGATCGCAGCCAAGGACAAGGGCGAAAAGACCTATTGTCTGCGCGAATACCAGTCTTCCATCAAAGCATCTGTACACTCATTGCTGGATGACGAAATCGAACGTTTAGAGTTTGATGGGTTTGATGTTCTGCAAAACACTATTCTTTACGAAGACGATGAAGTCTTTGAGTTTGCGGGCCTTGCAAGAAACACGGACTCCATCAAATCTGCCCATGGCTTCAGTTCTTTTATCGTGGAAGAAGCGCAGTTTCTGACGGACTCTTCTATTCGCGCCTTGACCCCTACGGCCCGGAACAAACCCAACAAAGGATTGCCAGGGGATATTGGTGAGGCCATTCAATCCTCCAATGTATCAATCACGTTTATAGCAAACCCCGGCTCTTCCGAGGATCCGTTCAGCCAGAAATTCATCGTGCCTTATCTGGATGATTTGGAACGTAATGGCATTTATGAGGACCACTTACGCCTGATCATCGTCATGAACTACGAGGACAACCCGTGGTTTCAAGAGTCGGGCCTAGAAGCTGAAAGGCTTGACGATTTCCAGAGCCTCCCCCGCGCGCTTTACGACCATATCTGGCTGGGCAAGTTTAATGACTCAGTAGACAACGCACTGATCATGGCGGAATGGTTCGATGCCTGTATCGATGCCCATAAGAAGCTGGGATTTGAGGCGAAGGGTGCGCGAATAGGCTCACATGATCCCTCCGATCTTGGAGAAGATTCCAAAGGCTTTGCTGCAAGGCATGGTTCCGTGGTATTCGCCGTGGAAGAAAAGACAGATGGCAATGTGAATGAGGGAGGGCACTGGGCGGCGCAATTGGCGATGGCCCATAAGCTGGATTATTTCCAGTGGGATGGGGATGGCATGGGTGCCGGACTTGGAGAGCAGATGTCCAAGGACTGCGAAGGTAAGCAAATGCGCCTCGCCGTGTTCAAGGGGTCTGAGGGTGTGACTAACCCAGAGGCGACGTACAAGCCTGCTGTGAAAGAAATTGTGGAGGGCCAGCTCAAGAACCAGGACGTGTTCAAAAACCAGCGAGCGCAGTTCTATTTCATGCTGCGCGACCGGATCTACAAGACTTATCGCGCTGTCATTCACGGGGAATACACGGACCCTGATGAAATGATTTCTTTTGATTCAGAGATGCCATTGTTGAAGAAACTTCGTGCGGAAGTGTGCCGAATGCCGAAGAAGCCAAACCACAACGGATTGAATGAGCTTTACACCAAGGCCGAGATGAAGACCAAGTTCAAGATTCCTTCTCCTAACCTGGCTGATTCATTGATGATGTTGATGCCTTACAAGCCCCCTTTGATGGCCAATAACATCCACATTCCTAAACCAATGAGGGCGGCTAAGTAATGGCTGACCTTACCCTCCCAGAACTGAAGGAGCTGCACGACAAGGCGTATACGACCAACGAGGTTACGCGAGAGCGTGCCGCAGATGATCGTGTGTTTGCGTGGGTTACTCAGTGGGATGATGGGCTGCTCAATGATTCTGACCTGTTTTATCGAGGGGAATTCAACATTATCAGGAAGGCTCAGCGGCAGATTATTGCCGACCTGCGGTCTAATCCGGTTCAAGTAGATTTCATCCCCAAAGACGATGAGAGAGAGGATGGGGCTGATTTAATCGACGGTCTTTATCTCACCGATGATCGCAGGAATTCTTCCCTTGAGTCTTATGGTAATGCTTCGCTCGAAGCCGTGGATTGTGGTGTGGGAGGCTGGGAATTGTTCGCGGAATATGAAACGAACAATGCCGGAGACACCAATCAGGTCATCCGAAGGAAACCCATTTACGACTGTAACAACGTCTCGTTCCCCGATCCCAACGCGAAAGCTTTGGACAAGTCAGATGCAAAATACTGGTCGCTGCTCGAGCCTTATTCATTAGACGGTTACAAAGCACTCTATAAGGAACTAACCGGCGAAGAAACCGAAGGGGCGCCGGCGAACTTTGGATATCCCGAACAGTCCTATGTGTTTCCCTGGATTGCTGGAAAGAACGAGATTTACTACATCGTTCGTTTCTACCACCGAACCAAAGTCAAAGACAAAATCATTACCCTGATAGACCCCTTGGGTCAGCCGCTTCAGTTGAGGGAGTCTGATCTTTATCAGGTGATGGATGAGCTGATTGACGCGGGCTATACCATCGAGGCGACGCGGGATATTGAGCGCTGGCAGGTGAAAAGATACATCGCGTCTGGTGAGGAAATCCTCAAAATTGAAGTGGTTGCAGGGGATAAGATTCCTGTCGTTCATACCTATGGCGAAAGAACGTTTGTTGAGGGTGAAGAAATCTGGGAAGGGGTGGTCAGACTCGCCAAGGACCCCCAGAGACTGCGTAACTTCATGCTGTCTTACATCGCAGATATTGTAGGTAGAAGTCCTCGAGAGAAGCCGATATTTGGCGCTGAACAGATTGCCGGCCTTGAAAGGATGTATGAGCAGAACGGGGCTGATAACAACTATCCTTACTATCTTCAGCGTCTTAAAGATGAGCAAGGGGGTGAGTTACCGGCTGGTCCTGTCGGCTTTATGCCTGGCGCGTCCATTCCAGACGATGCCGCTATGCTCATGCAGGAAACTCGTACTGCGGTGGCAGATGTCGCCGACCCTGGATTACCTCAAGACATTGCGGACCCGGATATTTCAGGAAAGGCGGTCCTTGCTTTACAAGCACGACTAGACCAACAGTCTTTGGTTTACCAACAGAACCTCAAACATGCCAAGCGCTGGGACGGCGAAATTTATGCTTCCATGGCCTCGGTGATTTACGACGCACCCCGGAAGGTCACGCTGACCGGTGCTGATGGGGAGCGACAAACCGTCTTGATCATGGAAACGGTAATAGATCAAGAGACCGGTGATCTGGTTACGTTGAATGATATTACTAACCTCGAGTTTGATGTCTTTGCCGAGATTGGTCCGAGCTATGGGGACAAAAAAGAGCAGACACGGGAAGAGCTAAACGCCATTGCAGAATCCGTGAAGGAAGCCGATCCCCGATTGTTTATGGCGTTAACCATGAAGCGCTTAATGTTGACCGATGGTGTGGATATGGAAGACGTGCGCACGTATGCGCGCAAGCAGCAAGTGTTGAGCGGCTTCTCCGAACCTGAGAACGAAGAAGAAATGATGATGTTGCAACAGGCAGCACAACAGCAAGATCAGCCAGATGCAGCTACTTTGCTAGCCATGGCAGAAATGAAGAAGGCTGAAGCCAGTGAAATGGAGACCATGCGCAAGGCGCAAGCGGATCAATACAAAGCGACTAACGATCAAGCTAAGACGTCCATAGAAGCCTTCAGAGCGCAGACCGATCGGTTTGATGTTGTGGTAGATGCAGAGAAAGCAGGCGCTGATATCGACCTGACACGCGCTAAGACGCAAGGTCAGGCCATGGATAACGTGATTCGGTTAACACAGCCCTATCGCGCAAGAGTTAACGCGGCAGTCTAAGCCCTAATTAGACCCGTACTGGACGGATTCCAGGTTTACTCAATAAAGAGGTCAAATTATGCCAATTGAACAGGTATCTCAAACGTATGCCAATGAAAATCAGGGAGTCTGGGTCGTTTACCGGCGCTCTATCTCTGGTGAAAAGGAAATCACCATTCATTCGGAAGACAGTAAAGTTTCTTATGAGAACGAAGATCAAGTTAAGGGGCTTCAAGAGCTTTTGGCGGAAGCCCTAGCCAACCCACCAACACTGGAGGGTGAGTGATGTTTAAGTGGTTGAGAAAACGAAAGATCAAAAAAGCGCTAAAAGAAATGGGATCTGATTTAGCTAGATTGCCGCTAAATATTGAGAGAATTCGTAAAGGAGATAAAGACTCTGACTCATTAGAAGGTCTATATCTCAAACAGGAGAAAGAAAATGAGTGAAATAGCCCACGCCGCGTCCCTTGAGGAACTGAAAAAAGAAAACGAGTCAGCCGAACAACAAGAGCAACAACCTGTCGAAGAAGAGATCGAACAGGAAGAAATCATTGAATCTGAAGATGATACGTCTGAAGAGGAGAATGAAGAGTCTGAAGAAAATCTCGCATGGATGGAGCCCGAAGGCGATCAGGAAGAGCCTGAGAAGAAGTTTACGGATTCTGATGTTGCCGCTGCTAAACGGAAACTTAAAGCGAAGCTAAATGAGCGCAATGAAGAAGTGGAGGCTCTGAAGCGTGAAAACGAAGCACTGAAGCAACAGGCCGCGCCTCCTTCCCCCAAGATCGAAAAGCCCCTGCGTGAAAACTTTGAAACGGATGAGGCTTATCTAGAAGCCTTGGCGGATCATCGTTTTGCGGTGAAACAGGCAGAAACTAGCACAGCTCAAGCGATTGAAACTCAAAAGGCTCAAGCCGCAGCGCAGAAAGTCGCCGTGGACAGTGCGGTAGATCAACACTATGTGAGAGCGCACGACCTAGCGGAAAAGTCCGGCATTTCTCCTGAAGCCTATCAAACGGCTGATTTGCGAGTGAGAGAAGCCATTGAAAGTCAGTTTCCTGGCACTGGTGATGGTGTCGCGGATTACTTGATTTCCGTGTTGGGGGAGGGTTCTGAGAAGGTTTTCTACAACATTGGTGTGAACGCCAGTCGACGCGAACTGCTTGTCGAGAAGCTGAAAGAAGATCCCACTGGTCTAGCGGCCTCCGTCTATCTTGGCACCCTGAAACAGCAGCTCACCACCCCTCCAAAGCGAAGCAGCTCCGCGCCAGCACCGGGGACTGATATCCAAGGTGATCAAAACGCCGGGAATGCAGAGACGCGCAATCTGAAGAAACAGTGGGAGAAGGCCCACAAAGCCGGAGACACGCAAAAGGCCTTCGAGATCAGAAAGAAAGCCAAGGAAAAGGACATTGACGTCAAGGCGTGGACCCGATGAGGTACGAATATCACTTCATTAATTCAGCCACCAGCACCCCTAAAGAATTCAACGAGTTAGGCACGGAAGGCTGGAAGCTCGTGAGTATTGTGGGAAGCAAATGCGTGTTTATCCGAGAGCTTCTTGAAAACACCGATTTGGCGCAAGAGCAAAACAAATGGTGGCAATCGTCAAAATAACCAATAATTAGCAAATCTCACAGAGTGAGGTGTTGACTTTTCACTAACATTTAGTCAAAAATACTAACACTGCCTATCCACTTGGGCAGGTTCAATTCAAGTGGCCGTACAAACCGGAATGTTTGGTTCATCGCTGAGGCGCGAGAAATAAAGGCCTTAAGCAGCTTTTCCGCATGGAAGAGCGGGTTTTTATCGAACTAAACAGGAGGTTTGGCTCTATGGCCATTCTATCTACAGGTAAGATTGCGGAAGTAATCTTTGAAAACGCCCTGGATACGTTCGAATCTCAGGACATGTTGCTGGATAAGGTTGATTTCTGGCGTCCTGATTCAGGGGATTTACAGAATTCGAACAACTTTATTTGGCGTAATGTACGCCAGCACCGCCCCATCCTGACCGGCTTTGATTTGACCGGCCAAGCACAAGGCATCATTGAAGAAACCTATCCGGCTGTCCTTGATGAGCCTCGTAACGACTTTGTGGAACAACGAGCAGATGACGTCCGAGACGCGGGTTTCTGGGAGCGCGCAGGCCGCGAGTCCGGTTACAAACAGGCATCCGAACTGAACCAGTCCATTGCTCAGGCGATGGTTACTCAGGGCTCTATGTTCTATCGGTCGAATGCCACTTCTGGCTACAACTTCATTGCAGAAGCTCAGGCATTGATGAACGAACGCCAGTTGCCGAAAGAAATGGGCAATCGGTGCTTTTTGATCAATGACCGGGATAACTTGACCTTTGGTCAGGATCTCGCAGCCCGTCAGACGCTTCAGGGTCGCCCTGAAAACACTTGGACCACAGGCCAGATTGGTGAAAACGTCGCGGAATTTGACGTTTATACCGGCTCTTTCCTACCCACTCTGACAGGAGGTGCCGATCCGGCTACTACTGTAACGGGTAACCAGAGTTTTGCTCCGGTTGGTGGTTCTGTGAACGCGACGACTGGTGTTGTGACGAATGTGGACTATCGAACGGCTGATATTCCTGTCGCTGCCTCTGGTGCATACAGCGTTGGAGACAAGGTGCAATTTGCCAACGGTGGTACGCCCGTTAACGCGGTAGGTCTGGATGACAAAACCGATACGGCGCAGCCAATGACCTTCACCATTGTTGCGATACCAGATGCCACGACCCTAACGATTTTTCCGAAACCGATTGCCATCAATGACGGTGCTCTGAGCGCCCTTGAGCAGTCGTACGGAAACATCGACACCCAGATTCTGAACCTTGCAACCGTGAACCGTCTCAACATTGACGCTTCACAACGCACGAATCTGTTCTGGGATATGGATGCCGTGGAAGTCCTTGGAGGTGCCATTCCCGCTGAATACTTTAAAGAGTTCGGTGGGCAACGAGTCATCTCCTCAACCATGAAGAACGGCCAAGAAATGTACATGCTCTACGATGCAGACAGCACGACCATGAACTTTACTTACCGTCTCTTTACCTGGTGGGGCTTTACCGTCAGAAACCCATCCGCAGTGGGTGTGGCAGTTACTTTCTGAACCCATGGGGCTCTTCGGAGCCCCTTTTTTAAGGAGATCCTATGGCGACAGTGCTTTACAAAGACGGTGAAACGATTCTCGTTGATCCTAAATCGGTGCAAAACCATTTGGATGCTGGATGGTCGCTTGATAATCCTGAGCGTCCTACAAAAGAGCCAGAAGCTTCCGTTGAAGCAGAGGAAGTGACCGAGGATGGCGAGTCCGACGAAGATTGAGGTAATCAATCGAGCTTTTGAAGAGATTCGGATATCAGGACTCACGGTTAACCCGATTCCTTCCGACATTATTGCAGCGTTAGATCGGCTGGAAGACATGATGGCCGAGTATTTCACGAACTATAACTTCAATATTGGGTACAACTTCGAAGAAACGCCCGATGTCAACTCGCCAACTGAAGTAACGCGCAATTACTCCGCGATGATGAAAACGAATCTCGCGGTTCGATTGATTGCAATGTTTAACAAGCAAGTCCCGGCATCTTTGGTGAGTCTGGCGAGAGGGTCTTTTTCAAGTTCTCTTTCTCAATTCAAAGCAGCAAACGCGCTTCAGGTTCAACCACCCCGAAGAATGCCGAAAGGGTCTGGCAATACAATCAGACAGATTTATCTTACGCGGTTTCAAATTCCGGTTGATCTTCCGCCTTCTCAGGCAGCCAACAATATTATTAAGGAAGGTGAAACGCAGGATTATCGAGAAAGTTTCGATGCATGGTTGGGTGGAAACACGATTGCCAGCTTCACCATCGTTGCTGATCCTCGCATTCAAATTAACTCCAGCACGAATAACGACCCGATCATTGATTACAACGTGACCGCGTTGAACAACTCATCTTACGGTCCTTGGCAGTATGTGCAGATTACGGTCACGGATAACACAGGCCGTGTGGAAATTCGCTTGATCAACTTCATTGTTGAAGAGGTGCCGGATGTTCCAGGCCCGTAGTTTTCAAGAGGTGATGCCGGTCACCCTGATTAAGGGTGATAAGCATGGGTCGAATGTGGATTACCGGGATTATCTGCCTGTGAATGTGTCTGCGGTATTAAAACCTGTTCTGGATGCACAGGGTTACATGTATCAACAACCCGGATTGACCCAATACGCCACGGGCGTTGGGGTAGATCGCGGAGGGGTGTGGAACGAACGCCAACAGCGCCATTTTCGTGTCAGTGGTGGGTCTTTTATCGAGGTTTCCACGAATGGGACCGTTAACGCCATTGGTGCGATTGGAGGTACAGACCAAGCTTCTCTGCCTTACTCGTTCAACACGCAAGCCATCATTGCGAATGGGGACATGTGGCTCTATGACGGCGTGACGTTGTCTCAGATCACCGACCCCGAACTAGGAAATCCCATTGATGGCATCTGGGTGGATGGGTACTACTTCTTAACAGATGGAGAGAATATCTATCACACGCAGATCAATGACGAATCTCAGATTGATCCGCTTCAGTTTGCGACGTCTGAATTTTCACCTGATCCCACGGTTGGCTTAGGACTGACCACCGACAACAAGGTGATCGTGTTTAACCGCTATACCGTTGAATACTTTATCAACACGGCCAATGAGAATTTTGCGTTTACGCGCGTTCCTTCTCGAGCCGTGAAGTATGGACTTGTGGCGACACATGCAAAATGTGAGATCGGAGGACAATACTTCTTTTTGGGTGGTCCGAAAGAAGGTCAGATTTCAGTTTACGCCCTTGGGATAGGACAAGCCAAGGAAGTGGCTGGCAGGGAGGTGACTCGATTACTCCAACAGTATGATGAAAGTGATCTAACTGAAGTGGTTATGGAATCCAGGGTGATTGAAGACTATCAGTACCTCGTTCTTCATCTGCCTAACGAGGTTTTACTGTGCAATTTAAAACTGTCCTCAGATCCGAATGTCGCGTGGTCCATCCTAAAAAGTGATGTTGCTGGCGACACGCCTTGGAGAGGCATTAACGGAGTATTCGAAGCTTCAAGAGGGGAGTGGGTGTATGGAGACAAGCAAGACGAAACGATAGGCGTGTTGGATGAAAGTGTCGGGACGCACTATGGAAATCTAGCCGAGTGCATTCTCTACACGCCCTTTGTGTATCTGGAAGAAATGTCGATTGATGAGCTGGAGATTTTTACTATCCCCGGCTTTAACTCAGTTGACGATGCGACCGTCGCTTTCTCTATTACTTACGATGGTGTGACCCACTCCATGGAGAGCTTTCTCCAGTACGGCCCTCCAGGGGATTACTCACAACGTTTTATTTCTTATCGACTGGGTTATGTCGACAACTGGTTCGCCTTTAAGTTTCGGTGGGCCTCTACCTCAAGAATGTGTTTTTCACTGCTGAAGATTCATTATGGTTGATACTTTAACCGTTATTGAAAACAACACGCTCAGTCTCTCGGCAGAGGATTTGCGTTCGCTTGTCGATTGGCCGGAAGCGTTAATTGAAGACTATCTGTCTTTTCTTCGAAGCCTGCGTTCTCTCGCAATAACGGTAGATATAGATATCGAAGGCGAGATTGCCACGAACTTTGGCAAGATTCAGGCAGTTACGGGAGCTGTCAGTGCGATTCAGAAAAGGATCTATGACCTAGAACAAACGCCCATACCTTCTTTTGGCGTCTTCGGCGCCCCTCCCACCATAGGAAACATTCGAACCCCCAGAGGGTACTTTTTATCCGGGGGTGTTGGGACCAATCAGCCCCGTTCAGACCTTAATTCATCCATACCTGATTGGCAGGTAGAGGCTGATTCCCTGTCTGTCGTCAAGAATTCCAATGATGCCATTGGGCCCAATCTTTACCTGGGGAAGAGTAGAGCGACAGAAAACGGTGGTGTGACCATTGTTCAAGACAACGATGTTTTAGGGGATGTCGTTGCTCTGGCAGCGGATGGGAATGATTTGAATACCGTCACTGGCAGGATTCGGTTTGAGGTAGATGATCCTGCACCGGCAGCAAACGCTATCGGTACTAAGTGCATTTTGTCTGTGATGAGCCAAGCAGGCGTTTTGCGAGATGGTTATGAAGTGAGTTCTGAACTGGTGCACACAGTCACCATTAATGCAAATGCCAGCACTTATTTGATCGAAGACACCGGTGGCAACGACTATTTTCGTATCAATACGACTGCCAACACTTTCACTTTCGGCAATGGGACCGCGAACCCGGCTTACGATTTTCTTGGAAGCGGCGTCATGACGGTTGTGGGCAATATGAACGCCGCCGCGTTGACTGATCGAAGTGCCACATTGATTGCTTCTTCAACCAATCTAACAGATGGCGCAGGCGTTGCGGCAGGCACCTTAACCAACGCTCCGGTTGCTGGAGATCCTACGAAATGGGTGCCGATTGATGACAACGGCACGACTCGATACTTACCGGCATGGTGATTTATGGCAGTTAACTCAGGAATTCCAGTATTAAGCAACTATGACGTTCCCGATACACAAGCTACTGCTTATACCGTCCCGCCGAACGTCCTGCGCTTTCAAATCAGTCAAGCGTCTGTGACGAATCGTTCAGGAGCCCCAGTGGATTTTTCAATTTACCTCTTGCAAGACGGAGATATCGTGGCTGATGTAAATCTTCGCTATATCAATCTACCTATTTCTGCGGGTGAAACGGTGACTCTATTTGACATCATCGGTGCGTCCATCGAAACCAACGGAATCATTAATGCATTTGCAAGCAGCGCAAGTTCGCTTGCTCTCTCAGTGACAGGAACAACGTTTACATGATCGAAGATTTCAAAGGTGATGACTGCGGCATTGCGAGAGATGAGAACCATGCTTTATTCCAGTGGGTGCATGGGAAGTATCGAGTGGTTTTTTCTATTACTCAAAAAGGCAAAGCATTGGTGGCTCATTTTGCGTGTCGGAAAGAGTCTTTGAGACAAGTGAAAAAGGCGATCAGAGAATTTGTGGCTTGGTGCTTTGAAAATTATGCCTGTGAAGTGATCTTTGCGCCGATTGAGAAAAAGAGCGTGAAACGAATTGTAGAAAAATGTGGATTCACCCACCTGTTAACCGCGCCGAAGGGTGATATCTACCAGTTACCGAGGTGTCGGCATGGGTAGTGTAATAAGTAACTTGTTTGGCGGAGATGATGCCGCAGATGCGGCTCGGGATGCTTCGGCTGCGCAGGTTGGGCAGCAAAGACAAGCCCTCCAATACCTGCAACAACGCGAGGCTTTGCCTCTTCAGTTAAGGGATCAGGCTTTGATGGGGTTGGGCGCCACTTACTTGCCAGGAGGGATGAGTTCTCCTCAGACTGGAACTGCCTCGGGTTATGCGGGCTACTTAAGCAATTACGGGCCACAACAATTTAACGAGCAAGCCTATCTCGCCGCCAATCCAGACGTGGCAGCGGCGGTTCAGAGTGGAGACATTCCTTCAGGCTCTTATCACTATTACAAGTGGGGCCAGAATGAGGGCCGCTCAATGGGACAGCCCCCTGTCGGGCCCGAAGGCGCAATTATTGAGGGATCAGCCGAAGCGCTGGACCCGAATTGGATGTATGACCGAGCTTTTGAGTCCCCTCTTTATCAAGGGTTGAGAGGAAAATCGCAGGAAGAATTGTTAGCCGATGCCCAGAATTCAGCCCTGTATCAAGCGATTATGTCAGGGCGAAATCAGGGTGAGCAGGCGATTCTCCGAAACGCTTCGGCCACTGGAGGGTTGAGGTCCGGTAACTCCATTGAAGACCTGGCGAACTTCAACACCAATCTCCAAAATCGCGCATTGCTTTCTAGTTACGAAGAAGCGTTAAGGCAGGATGATCTCGACCGAAGAGCACTGTTGACTTCCTTTAATGATGTGAGTGGAGGGCTTCGCGGGCTTGCCGGACTGGGAGGGTCAGGAACCGACATCGCCAACCTTTATTCCTCGATTGGTGCCAGTCAAGCAGCCGGAATCACTGGCGCGGCTCAGGCTGAGCAGGATGCGTTGGGGCTTGGATTAAATACCATTCTGGGCGGTCTTTCTTTGTTCGACTTCGACTTTTCAGACATCCGCCTGAAGAAAAACATCCAACCGCTCAAACAAGTCAACGGCCATAACTGGTACACCTGGGAATGGAATGAAGTGGCGGAACAGTTTGGCTTGTCTGGGGAAGCAGATGGTGTATTGGCGCATGAGGTCTATGAATATCTTCCCGAGGCCGTAGGCAGTCTCGACGGTTACATGGTGGTGAATTATGGCCGACTTTTGGAAGAAGACAGAAAGAGGATTCATTAATGGGTAATCCGTTTTATGTACGTCCTTTCGGCGGGGTTGATCTGGGAGGGCGGCTTGCTGGCTTGGGGTCGATTCTTGAAGCGAATCGCGAAGAAAAACAACGCCAAAAGCAAATGCAAGAGGCGCAGCAAGCTATTCAAGGGGCGATTCAAAGCGGCGATCCACAGCAAATCGCCGAGGTTTCAATTCAATATCCTCAATTTCGTGAAGTCATTGAATCGACCATGAACATAGCTCAGGAAGGCCAGCGAAACGATCTTAAAACCTTCTCAGAGTCGATTTTGGCCAACCCTGGGAATGCAAGAGAACTGACCCTAAATCGCCTGCAGATGCTTCAGGGACAAGGTAGAGATACCACACAAACAGAGGCGTTCCTTCAGGAAGTCACCCAAAATCCTGAGATGGCTATTCAGAATGTTGAGCGGTTGTATGCGCTTCAAAATCCTGAAAGCTACAACGCATTTGCCAAAACCAGACCATCTGTATCGTCAGGCGTTCAAGCCATTCATGAACGCGCTTTGTTATCTGGATTACAAGAAGGCAGTCCCGAATATCAAGAGTTTATTGCTTATGGCGGACCCCCTCCAGAAATAGAACGTGAGATGCGCGAGGACCCGAATGGAGTGCTTCGTTATGTCGATAGTGGTGAAGCAGTTTTTCCTGAAACCGAAGAAGTGGCAAAAACGATTGCCACGGACAAAGAGTTGTTTGACAAAGCCAAATCCATCCGAGGTGAAATTACAAAGGCCACCAAGAATTTCGTGGATATTGCCGATTCTTGGGATCGAATAGCCGCAAGTGCCAATGAACCGAGTGCAGCCGGTGACTTAGCGTTGATCTTCAACTACATGAAAATGCTTGATCCTGGTTCTACTGTGAGAGAAGGGGAATTTGCGAATGCCCAAAACGCAGCGGGTATTCCAGACCGGATTAGAGCGACATTTAACAATCTACAAAGAGGTGAGCGTCTTTCAGAAAGGCAGCGTCAAGACTTTCTGTCTCAAGCTTCAAATCTTTTCGAAGCATCTAAAGGCCGCGCAGATAACATCATTGAAGAATATGTGCGCCTTGGTGAGAAAGCTGGCTTAACTCGCGAAGACATCGTTGTGGACCGAGGAGGAATCCCCGAAATTGAAAACCAAGAATACGTAACGATTGAAAGCCAGGAAGCTTACGATGAGTTGCCATCTGGGGCGCTCTATCTGGAAGAAGGCGTCTTGTACAGGAAACCTTAATGGTCAGTAGGTACGGTGGTTTAGTAGTAGAGAGTCAGTTTGGAGGCGTTCCGGTTGATCAGGCGCCAAGGGATATTAATTCGCCTTTACAGTTTGGCCAGAAGTTTGCTCAGGGTGCCACGTTTGGTTTTGGTGATGAAATCTCCGCAGGTATGGCGGCATCTTTGGCTGCGTTAGGGGGATATGACTTTGACGATGCCTATCAGTTTTCTCTCGACAAAATTAGGGCTGACGAAAAAGCCTTTGAAGAAGAATCACCCATTTTGGCTGGAGGTGCGGAGCTGACAGGTGCTGTAGGAACAGGGCTTGCTTTAGGTGGCCGCATTCTGGCGAAAGCCCTTCCTCAAACTGCCTCTACCTTGGCCAAGTATGGAACGATTGGTGCAGTAGGTGCTGGAGAAGGCGGACTGTATAGCGCTGGTACTGCAGAAGAAGATCGAGGTATGGCGGCCCTTCAGGGAGGAGCAACAGGCGCGTTATTGGCGCCTTTGGGTGCAAAACTGGGGGATTTGTTGATTCGGGGTGGCAAAGGCGCACTTTCTTTCGCGGGCCGAAAGTTAATGGATACCCCACGATCAGAAGCGATCAGAGCATTAAGACGTGCCGCAGAAGCCGAAGGAATAGACGCTGAAGACGCCATAAAATTACTAGATGAGATGGGCCCAGAGGCGACGCTTGCGGATCTAGGCGAGAATTTTAGATTTCTTGCAAGAGCGGCTGTTGACTCGCCAGGTTCTTTTAAACCGACCGCCAGAGATGTCATGAATCTAAGGCAAGCGGGACAACAGGACAGAATTTTGGAAGCCGCTGAAGTTGTGTCTGGCCAGAAAGCGGGAAATTTTTCAGGCGCGAGAAATGCTCTGATCAAGTTTCGAGAAGACAAGGCGCGCCCATTGTATGAAGAAGCTTTTGAAGAGGGTATTGAACCTACTGACACTTTAATAGCTTTGATGGAAAGGCCTTCCTTAAAAGCCTCGCTTAAGAAAGCAGAAAGAATCGCGGCCGATGCAGGGGAGTGGACAGGGGAAATGAATCTCCTTCAAAGACTCCATTACGCCAAGATGGATTTGGATGACAAGATTGGAGCGGCGATTAGAAGCGGTTCAGGAAATAGAGCACGCACTCTTACCACTCTGAAAAATGAGCTGCTTGAAGAAATTGATGAATTAAATCCTGCTTACCGAGAAGCAAGAGATTTGTTTGCGGGCTCCAAGACGGTTGAGCGAAGTATGGATACGGGCAGAAAGATCTTTAATGAGTCCGTAGAAGATTTAGAAGACGCTGTGGCAAATATGTCGCGGAGTGAAGAAGAATTTTTTAGGCTCGGCGCCGTGAGGGCAATCAAGGACCGCTTAGATAACATTGGAGAAAGCCATGATGCGGTGAAACGTCTTCTTAACACCAGAGCCATGAGAGATAAGTTGGCTTTGGTATTTGATGATCCGGACGATTTCATTCAACGACTTCAAAACGAAGTAGAGTTTTCGCGCACTCGATCAGTTTTGACGGGGGGGTCTCCGACTTCCGAGAGATTGGCGGGAAGGGAGACGCTTTTGTCTAATATCCAGCCTGAGCTGCTTCAGGGGCTTTCCACGGGTGACACGCTTACTGCGGGGCCTGCCCTCCTTAAGATATTCGCTAAGCACGAAGTTTCGCCAGAGCTGGTAGAGGAATTGGCTGGAATGATGTTGGAGCGCGGCCAGTCTGCGGAACAGGTGCGCAAGTTGCTTTCTAGCCCAGCGGTTCGGGTAGCGCTGGGCGAAGCCTATGAAAGAAACGTTTTGCCTGCATTGGGGTCGGCAGTGGTTCCCGCTGCTCAATCTCAATAATTCCGGTAAAAAAGTAGAGGATATCATATGAGCATTGTCGTTGAATTGCCTATCGGGTACTTTCCAGACCCGAATCAGGGACGTCCAATTGGCTTAGGCACCGTTTTTATTGGGAACGTAGATACGGACCCAGAAATTCTGGCAAACCGTAAGACGGTCACTCTACAGCAGGAAGACGGCACCGAAGTGGTGATTCCCCCCGCCTCCCAACCCATACAGCTTACGGCCGGAGGGGTGTTTACCTATCAGGGCTCTCCTGTCGTGGTATTAGTCGAAGGCAATTATTCCATCAAAGTGCTGAACAGTACGGGCGGTCAGGAATACTACGTGCCCAACTCCAACTCATTTACAGGTTATGATTCCAATCTTCTGTACATCAACGGGCCTTCGGATTCGATCTCTAGCACGTCTACAGGTCTTACAGCAGGCCAAACGCTACAGACCCTTCACTATGACGCTACCCGGACGTTAGGCTCTGGCACCGTTTTCCAAGCGACTGGAACGACCATCATTGGCAATGCGGGCAACTGCCCGGATACCGATGGTTACTTTTATGATGCCGATGGAGTTCAGTTTGAGCCCACCCAGGAATATTGGGTTGAATACTGGGGTGCTGTGGGAGATGGGGTGACCGATGATACTTCAGGCATCCAGGCTGCGATAGACTATCTCAATGCCAATAGAGGGGGCGATCTTAGGTTTAGAGAAAAATCCTATAAGATCACTTCATTAACCTGGCGTGCCAATGTTCATTTGATCGGCACTTCTATCATTCCTAACTCAACGTCCGTGGGTTCTTGGTTAATCGGTACCACGGGATCTGATGTATTGACGTTTGAGGTTTTGGGGAGTGCCAATGCCGTTAACAACACAAAAATGGAAGGCTTGAATATCTCTGGAGGTAACAACGGCATTGTTTCCAATGATATTGTTGTCTGGTTTGAGCTTAAAAACTTGAGGATTTCTGGTTGCGTCAATAACGGCATTAAGTCCCGAGGATTTGTACAGCAATGGTTTTTTGATACCGTCGATCTATTTGGAAATAGCGAATGTGGCTGGCTTCATGAAAATCTAGACAACACAGGTAATGTTGTCGTGAGTCGCCTTATTGATAAGTGTTCATTCCGAAATATCCGTGCATCAGGGAATGGTTTTCAGGGTATTAACATCGCTGTATCGCTGTCGAATAGCGTGTACTGGGATCAACTTACCCTGAACAACAATGCACGAGACGGCATGTTGTTAGATGGTGGTCTTCGCACCTGGATCATTGATTCGTTGAATTGTGAGCGCAACGCCTTTGGACAAGCTTACATTGTGAGCACCGGCAGCATTACTACCGGAACCCCTAATTTGACGGTGGCCAGCACAGGATTTTCCAATGGAGATGTGGTGACAGTCAGAGGTGCTGGTGCGAATGGCAACGATTTGGAGGCAACGGTCAACTCAGGCGGCGGGACCGTCAATCTAGTGTTGAACACAAACGCCAGCCGGACGGTATCTAATGAAGACGTCACGAATGCGATCTATGACAATGTGCATTTTGATAATACAGTCGCATCACCTGCTCGAGTTTCTATTAGCGGCTTCTCAGGTTCCACCAACATAGGTGGGGACAATGTGCGCTACGACATTAACTGCGATGGAGTAACGTCTGAAGTGGGCTTGTATGGCTCACAGGCAAGCACGAGGGGATATTATGACCCCAACCAGGTCATGAGTCTTTTAGGCACACAAGGGGAGTTAAAACTTCCTTTCCTGGAAACGATTGCCAATTACAAAACCACCACGTTCCCACAATCCGGGAAGGCATCTAATGTCGCCAGTCCCGAGGGCGGTAATATTGTATTGGGGATGGTCGATTCCGATGGGAATAGTACAGGCACCTATGGGCTTATAGAGGCCCGCATATTTGATGCAAACCGAACACGACTACTTTATGTAGACGGGGATAACAGGCTCTTGGCTTCTCGGCTGCCGATTTGTCCCGGTAGTTTCGGTCTGGGTACCGGTGCTTCGATAGGAGAGAATACAACTGGCCTTGTTTATGGTGCAGCCGCTCCCACGGCAGGTACATGGACTCAGGGAAATGTGGTGTTCAATATTTTGCCGACTGTGGGTCAACCCATCGGATGGACTTGTACAGTTTCAGGGACGCCGGGAACTTGGGTCGCGTGGGCTAATTTATAAGAACATAGAGAGCTATTTTTAATAGTGCTCGCGTTTTCATTT